CATGCACACGATTGTCTAGATCTGTGGGCCAGCTTTGGTCTTCTTGTAACAGAACTTCAGAAAATTGTAAGCTGTTTTTAAGATAATAAACAGTAGATGCAATAGTGGTTAATGCGGCTAACATTAAATACTTGACTGTTGAGATTGAAGTTATAGGAGCACGATTTAAACAGATACGGTCTGCGAAGGCATCTATCAACAACGTCCATGTGTTTGCTCTAAATTCACGCCCTGTATAATTCTCCCCCCAGGTTGTAGCTGCTGCAAGCATAGAAGTGATTAAATCGTCGTCAGCGGCAGGAGGACCTTTTAAGTATGCCTTCATATCCGTTAACGAAACGGGCACAGTACCTGCCGCAGTTAAGGTGTAAAAATGGGACATTACTTGGACTCAGCTTTTCCTTTGTCTTTAGTCGCTGGAGTTTTCCTACCTTTGCCTTTACCAGCGTCCGTGTCAGCAAGTTCCTTCCTTGACGTTAAGTCAGCAACTACTTTCTTTAAGCCTTCGCTATCTAAGCCTAAGTTAAAATTCCCTACGTCTAAACCCAGCTTGCTGATTAATGCAGTCGCATCCGCTGTTAATTGTTCGCAGGCTTTGAGTTCATCAGCAACGGACGTAGCATTCTCTTCGATTCGCGCTTGCAAGTTTTTAATAAGAGCTTTAAGCCTTTCGCTATCTAATTCTAGATCGTAATCTTTAGTATCATGCTTAAGAGTTTCGATCAATTTTAAAGCGTCTTCTCGAAGGGCTTTAATCTCAGGGCTCTCTTCCGTATCAGCTAGCACTACTTCGGGTTCAATTACTCTGCCTTTTTCTGCATCTACTATCACCTTAGCAAGTTCGTCGGAACAGTCGTGCTCATCGCCCTCTTTCACAGTAAATTGAGGTATAAGAGTGTTATTCTCAGCCCACTTACCCGCTTGATTAAATTTAATTAGTTTCATAGTGTTTCTCCCGAAGGGTTAAAAAATAAAAGGGCACGAAGGCCCTTTTATTTTATCGCAATCTACTCAGCAACGGGTGCAGTTTTAGGATTGCCTAGAACAGCAACGGCGGTCATTGAGTCAACGCCCGTTGTGGTTCCTGTAGAAACAATGGACAGGCGCTGGTAACGTTTCTTACCAATAGAGCCTACGCGTTTAGCAGCATTGTCATCCGCAGCCACAAAACCCGTTAACACGCCCAATGTCTCTTCTGCTGATACAGCAGCAACGTCAGACAAGCCTGAGTCGTCACCTTCTTCCAGTAGTAAAGCATAAGCTCCATCAGTAATGTCGCCGGATTGAACAATAAACTCCAAAGACTCGAAGTCCAGGGTGTCTATAATATTACCGACAGTCGTGGTATCGGTTGTGATAGCAGCAAAGTCAAGTGCGACTAGTTGTTTAATATTTGAATGTAGATCGAATTCCATAATAATGTCCTCTAGTATTAAAAGGTGGCAGGGCTTTCACCCTGCCCACCAATTAAGGTGCTGTTGTTAAGATCTTAATGGCTTCTGGCAGTGTTACTTGACCAGTATTCCAGCGATTAAGTGTGAACTCAACGATAGATTTCTTCTTCAGAGTTAACTCGTCGCGTATAACACTTAAACCTGTACGATCAACGATAGTGTACCCACGGAGGAAATCACCGAATGCAATAGACTTGCTGTTAGCAGCAATATTAGGCATGGCTTCAGCGATTAAGTATGGGAAACCGTTGATAGTGTTAGCTACTACGCCATTTAAACCAGGCGCCCACAAGAAGTTACCGTCTGTTGATTTCAATGTACGCAAAGCTGCTAGCGTACGACGATTGAAAGTGTACGTAGGAGAGTAGCCTACTTTCAATTCGCCCGAGATCAAAATCACATCGTCTGCATCGATTAAACTTGATGTACTTGATGTTAGCCCTGTGATGCGTGAATCTTGCAAAAAGCCTTTAGGCGTTTTAGCACCCAGACCGTTAACAAAGGCATTACCTTCGCCTAAAGCAAATGCTTCAGCAGCGTCGCCCATGATTTCGCTTTCCATGTCGAAAGCTGCATCCATTAGCATGTCCATAGTGATCGGAGATGTGAATGTTTGACGATACGTGGTGATAGTTTCATTCTCGTAAGTGCTTACAGAATCATTGCCTTCTTCCGCCTCGCCTTCATAAGTAGCGATTGGAATAGTAGCACGTACAGGCATTTCCATGCTCTTAGCACCAATGGTACGAACACGAGCCAGAGCACGAATATTACTAACTTCCGTAATCTTCTTGGTAATCATGTTATCCATTTCAGAAGGTACTAGGAAGCCGCCTGCTACGTCACTATCAGTGCGTAGGAAAGCTTTTTGCTCACGACTATCGAACTCGCCTTCTTTTGCGTAATGAGCTAACGCTTTGTATTCGTCAGAATCCTTGTAATCTTTTTCAAGACTACCGCCGCCACGAGCAATTTCAATTTCAAGCTCAGCTACGCGTTCAAGGAACCCGTCGGATTGAGTTTTAAGGTCTGTATTGCTTTTTTCAAGAACATCGGTCTTCTCTTCAAGCACCAATGCTTTTTCGTTTGATGTTTTAAGATCAGAAACTAACTCTTGGCTTCGAGTTTCGAAAGCTTCGAGTGATTTTTCAATCTTAATGATTTTTTCAGGATCGGGGCTAGATTTCTCGACTTCTTTACGAAGTTCGGAAACTGCTTCCATTACTTTTTGGATGTCTTCAGCCATTGTTCTATAACCTCAGTAAGTTAAACGGTCCGCGTATGCGGGTTCTCTGTTTAACCAGCCTCTCACTGGTTATAGACACATCAGCCTCTCACCGACGTACTATATTTGTATATATACAGGAATTACCTGTTTTTTACAACACTAGATAGTGATTCAATTTCATCTAGAAGTGCGCTGTAGTGATCCGGGTCCACTTTAGGAGCCTTGATCTCGCTCATACGTTTCATCCACAAACGCGCTGCATCTCTACTTAACTGGCACCCACTACGCAATGCTTTCTCAAAATCACGCTCTGTCCAGTCTTTAATGTCATCAACGCTGTAGTTCTTCACTTGCGTAATGTTAGCTTGAGGGTTCATGGGTTCGTCGACAATGGATCCTTCCCAGATAGTAGCTTTAGTGATTGTACGAATATCCTGATCCATCTCAAATTCGTCTACAGAAAAGCCTATGCTGAAATCGGATAAGATGCCTTGCTTGGCAAGCGAGAAAGCTTCCCTGCCCTGCTGTACCTCAAGATTAATTTCACCGACACCGAATAACCCACGCTCGTCCTCCTTAACAAATTCAATCGGGAACCCGCCCACAGTGCGGCTATGATGGTCTTTTAGCCTAATAGGACGGTTGCGGCGCACATGATCTAATATAGATTCAATAAACGCACCTTTAACAAAACGGTCTTGAACACCGAAGAAGTCACCGCGATCTAAGTCCCATGTCGCAATATACCCTTCCACAATACCTACTTCGATACCGTTACGCTGTTCTGTTTTGGTTTCAGTGACTTTACCGCCAATAAATTTGTTGTATTTCTCTACTTTTATAGTCATAAGCCTATGCTCTCTCGTAATTGTTCAGATGGCTCCGTTTCAATGAACGGGTCTTGTTTGCGTTTACGGCGAACTGCAAATACGGATTCAGCCTGGTAAATACTGGAACACCGACAGTTTATAACATTCCCAGCAGAAGCTCCTAATGACGTGTCTCCTGGGTACCTTAACAGTTCTCCTCCTACAGTGAAGGGTTTGGATAGATCCACTGTTTGTGAATCTGCCCTTACGTGCGCAAAACGTACTTTCTCGTCGCCTACTGTGACCCATTCTTTAGGCACACTTGCGAATATCGGGCTACCCGCAATAATGCTAGCTTGCTTACCTACTAGTATTTCAGCTTCTGTAGCTTTAGATACTTCTGCGGCTTGCTGCGTTTCTGTTGTCGCAATGCCCTGCTGGCGCTGTTTTAGCTTACGTGATGTTCGCGCTCCTGCTTCACGCGCTTGGTCACGCCTCGATAAAGGTTCCCCTTGTTCGTCGCGTGTCTCACCAGCGCCCTGGATCGAGTCACTAATGTTTCTTTGATTAGTAGCAGTGATAATTTGGGCCTGTTCAACTGCTCTTGCAACAAAATACCCGGCTAATGCTGTTTGTACTAGTGCTGTTTCTGCTGCTGTGACAGCAATGTCGCTGGGCAATACAGAACTAATCTGATCACTAAAAACATCTGAGGTATTTTCATAGTGGTCGTTTAAAACATTAGTTAAGTCTTCTTCGGCAAGGGAAGCATCGTATGCAAGACCGCTATCGTTGAATCTACGTATCGTCCCATCAACAATCTTATTGTTAATTTTATTCAAGTCACGTTTTAACTGGTTCTCTAATGCTAGTTTACGGACGAGGTCGCGTCTTGCATCACTGGCCGCTGACATTACTGTACTGACTCTCCTTTGTCGTTACGGGCGTCACTGCAATGTTGAATTAAGCCCGCTTTAATGAAACCGTGCCATTCGCATCCCTTATTATTGACTTTGTTACGTTTGATAGACGGGCTCAATGTAAATGTCCCAAAGTTACGGTCCGTACAATTCCATATAGGAGCGCCGCCGTTGTCTACAGGCTTCCCATCAGGATGATTGTTGACATGTAAGAAACATGTAGCGTCACACCCGCATGGGCAATCAAACATAACACCTATTTCATCTCTATACGGTACAGGTTCCATTTCTCCAGTTTGGTCATTCTTGCGACTAATGCCGTCGCCACCTGTACCAATCCACGATGGATTAAGATCTGTGAATCTCATCGCTGGCCTTCCGTGACTTCGTCATCTTCATCGCGCAGGATAGTTGTGTCTGGGTCTGTTTCTTCACCCGGCTCTGCGAATATATCCGTGCCCGCAGGTATAAGATTAGAGGGCTTTAACACAACATCCCCACCTACGTAGGGCTTCCTGCCTATAGATGCACGTAATTCGTTATCGCTTTCTATGTTTATTTCCTTACGCAGCTTTAATTGTTCCAGGGCAACAGCAGCAAGGGCTTCTATTTTAGTTTTATCGTACGTTATACGATACTCATTTGGATCTAGCCCATAACGCGGCATTAACAAATCAGTAAGCCCACCAAAAATACGGTCTGCTAGCGGCAGTACGGCATCTGTGTATAGAGCAGCACGAGACTCTTTAAAGTTGGTGAAAGTAGCTGCATCCGTTGTCATTAAGGGTAAAGGGACTTTGTATTGTAAAGCGACAGCGCGTTGTGCCATACCTTGTAACGTCGCGAAGTCCATGTCTTTATTGTTAATGCCCATTTCCTTAATGTCCAATTTTCCTCCCGAAGTAACACCAACCATGCCAGCATTACCCGTGCCTGAGTATTGAGCTTTTACACGAGCTTTAGTTTCGTTAAATTCGTCTGTGTTTAAGTCTTCGTCAAAGTGGAATATCAAAGAAACACGCCCCCCATTGTCCAGGAGGCTGATATTATGCTCGCTGCCTTTGATATGTTGTGCTGCTTCTTTGGACGCAGACACTAGCGGGGACTGACCGCGCAATAGTGAGTTGTTTCTTGTCGAGTAATTACGTATCTGTTTAATTTCTCGTAGCCCACCATCGTAGTAGTGGATACGCTGCTTAACACGCTTTAATTTATACTGACCGGACAACGTGTTACCAGCTACGATAAAAGAGCCGTTAATGCCTCCTTGTTGTTCATTCACAGAGATATTCTTTGGACTTATGGGCTGTAATTGGATAGGCGGTCTACTAACACCACCTAATGCAACTACTTCTGTTTCACCTGTAACTAGATAATCCTTACCCAACATTTCAAAGAAGAGCGTGCGCGAATAAAACGGGCTCGGGGTACTTAATAAGTCTAGAATTGGATGATCTTGTATCAGCTCGTCTTTAAACTCGATGACGGGAACAATAGAAGCGAACGCATCCGCGACCATGTTAACAGGGATGCTGACAGCGGTAGATTTGTCGTATAGATCTAGTGCGCCTGTGGGTGTACCGGCAGAGGCAGTCCCGAACCTTAAAAAGCTACCTAAACTCTCGCTGGTGCCAAGCACCATAGATTTCTGTTCGTTTTTATGTGTTTTAAGACTAATCGGCCATCGGAACTTAATCATAGTCTATCCTGGGAAGGTTTTGGATTCAGGCATAGCATAGCATTATACATAGCTTTATCCTATATGGATCATTCCAGTGTTAGGCGCTATCTTATTAAAGCTACCTGACGATGCGTCAATCTGATCTTTATACTTACCTTTAGGGAATGTCTTGTGCTCATCAATAAAAGCCTGGTTCCAATCGCCCTTAAGTAGTTTGATATTGCCTGCCTCAACTTGTACAGAGTAAGGTTCGGCACGTACTGCTTTGTCGCCTGTGGGCCTTTCTGAGTAACACGAGAATCCTGCTAAATTTTGAATCGTTGATTCAGCAGATTCCTTGCCACCCGAGCCCGGCTCTTGCTCAATCCATATCTTAACTAGGCGCCCGTGCGTAGTAGCGTCTAGCTGTGCCGTTTGTTTGATTGTTCTTTCCCGTTTAGGGGCTGCCCACTGCCCACGAACAACGTCAAGGACGTAAAAAAGGCCCTTGTAATCTATGCCCATCAAAACACCCGCAGTATATGCGCCGTCGTCGTCCGTGCCCGCTTTGTCCCAGTAGCGAACTATTTTCTTTAGCTTAGGCACAGCGCCAACAATCATTAGCTCTTCCCATTCAAAGAACCCGCCGGTGCGTGGGGCAGGGCGCTGCTGGAATTGCCCTGCTGTCGCATAACTGCCCATAACCTTCTTATCTCTTTCGACAACCTCGTGCGGGAACCTTTTGGGGAACAATAATTCCCCTTCTTTAGTTCGAGGGTCTTCGAACCCTAAAGAGGTGAAGCATTTTCTCTCGAGCTCAAATTCCATAGGCAACATTACATGTACGTAATCGAGTTCTTGCTCCAGAATATAACCCGACACGTCGTTTTCATGCAGTCGTTGCATGTCGATTACGATTGCGGAATCCTTAGGGCTATTGAGTCGAGTAGGTAGCGTTTCCTGGAACACACGTAAAGCGGTTTCCCTGTGTGCTTCGGACAAAGCCGATTCAACGGAGTGGGGGTCGTCCCAGATAACTCGGTCGCCGCGTCTGCCTGTCATGGACTTAACTGGACATGATTGACGGAAGCCTGTTCTAGCATTTTCAAAGTAAGTCTTTGCATTTTGATCTGATGTCATAACAATAGGCCAACGCGCTTGGTACCATTCTGATTCGACAAGGCGGCGCATTTTCATGTTGTCGCGTGTAGCAAGACTTTCCTCGTGGCTGGCACTAATGACTCTCAGTGCCGGCATATTTTTTGGTCCCCATTCCCATGCCGGCCAAAAGACACTAGTCAACAAAGATTTCATGGTACCAGGAGGTACGTTGAACAGAAGTCGCGTAATTTGTCCGCTAGTTACTGCTTCAAGGTGCTCAGACATTGCATCTAAATGCCAACCGTGGACATAAACAGTTTCGGGCTCCAGCACATGCCAAGCCATTTTAATAAATTCACTTAGGCTACGAGCGGACAGCTCCCGTTCCAGTTCAACCCACTCATGTTCAGCTATCGCTAGCTGAGTCATCTTCGAGGTCTGGTCGCGCTGCTAATAATTCTTTGATAGCTGTTGTTGAAAGTTTTGACATATCTAATGTGACAGGAGTTAGTGACCCATCCTTGTTACTTAAATCTATTTTGCTCTTATCCGTAACTAGACCGTGAATCTTAGCTTTACCCATAATTGCGCCTGTCATAGCCGCAGGTTGTTTTTCGTCTTTCGCTAGTTTTTTAGCTTCGTCGAGTTCAGTAGTGATGGTGTCTACTGTTACTTTATGGCGCTCCCTATGCTCGGCTTGTAACTCAAGCACCTTTAGGGCGACTACAGGGTTTTGGAATAAGCGGCTAGCTTCTACGAACATGGCTTTTTCAGACATGTTCTCAGCATCGTAAGCGTGCCTATATGCTTCGGATCTATTGCCCCCGTTCTCAACGTAACGTTGTGCAGCAGATTCCTGTTTGGATGTCGGTACTTTGCTCATAACCAGATTATAACGACAAATCCCCGAGGCTGCTATATATACAAAAATAAATAATTATTTTTGAGTTAACAAAATTTGCCCCCGCAGTTAGTACTATATTAGCTACTGCTAATAAGTTAAAACTTCCAATATACTTGTAACTTACTGTATATAAATAAGTTTATTAGCTATATTAGCTATATTAGCTGTTTTACTATTTTTAT